TAGTGTTCCCATGTGAGCGAGGATCCCATCGTAACAAAATTTTGCCTTTATGGAAATTGGACTTAACGATTTGAAATCGATATTTAATGGAACCTTGCCACTTTCCAAAAGGTACTCCCATATAAGCCATGGGTGTGGCATGGATTTCACCATTATTGACAGCGAATAAGTTAGGTGTCACACGACAATTCCATAACATAGTGTCTGGGACTTCAGTTGAATCTAAAGTGAAATTTGTGAGGTAGGATTCTCTTTGCACAAAGCGTTGAATATCCATTTGATCCTCTCCATCTAACCCCACTGTGCGCGAATCGATAGTTAATTCCTGCTTGGAATCTAAAGATAACTTCATAACAGCATCAGCCGCATCAGTATTAGCCATATTCCCAGTTGGAGTAGGCTTTTGTTGCACAATGTCGGTAACAATAGGAGGGCGCGAATACCCCCAATGTGTAGCCATACCAGCCACACCCTTTGCTACCATCTCTGTCGCTCTCGCATAAGGAGCTATAGAGGGTACGCTGGTTAATTTCCCAGCTGCTTGGGCAACTGCAGAAGCAGGACCGGAAACAATTCCTTTACCATATTCATCATTGGAATTCAGGGTACCTGACTGAGGAGTATAATCCAATGCAGATAAAGTTGTCAATGATGTGGGCATCGTGAGTTCGACGTCACTAGCCCAAGCATACACGGTAATGCCAACGGGATCGTTACCTTGGTTAGCATGTTGCAAGTTACCAAAGGATTTAATAATAATTTCTCCTAATTGGGATCTATCCGCTCGGCTCAATGACAAATAATTTTCATGCCAAAAGAAAGGTAAATCAAGTTGACCACCAGTATTATTAGTGGGATTTAAGAAGAAATGAGGCTTTTGAGAGGCTGCAATTATGTCGTAATTCAGAAAATTCCTCTCTGTAGAAAGGGTATCAAATCCTGAATATGGATTATATGAGACAATTGAGCGGCCATAATGAAAGCCAGTGCCAGAGATAACAATTTTAATGTGCAGTTTGCTCCTATATAGTTCATAGTTCGCAATCTTCTCTGATACACGAGGGTCATTTAAGAACAATGACCAAGGGTCGAGTTTTTCAAATAAGGGTTGATCGACTACCCAATTATAGCTGGCAATTCGTGTTGGCCGGCCAAGGAAACTCCCCAAAGTGGAATCTCCCGTGGAACCTAATTTCATAGTTGCATCCATGCCAGAACCAATGGTTGTGGTCCAACCGGCATCTTGATCATTGAAATTAGTGATTTGTTC